CTTAGGTCTAGCACCTGCATAAGAAGAAGGGGCTTCGGCCCCTTTTTTCTTCCCACCATACAAAAAATATTTCTTGACATTTTTTCTCTCGTCGAGTAGAATATATCTTAATTAAATTGTCGCACCCTTTTGAGGAATTTTTTATGACCGATACGCCCGTTTCTTTAGCCAGTCTTATGACATCAAGTAAGACGGTTTCAATTGACTTTCCAGGTTACACAGGAATGTCGATTGACTTATGTTATTTAGCACGTGAAGAACTTATTAAACTTCGTAAACGATGCATTAAAACTAAATGGGATAAGAAAACCCATCAGCCTTTAGAAGAGCTAGATGAGGATAAATTCTTAGTTGAATACACAAAAGCAGTACTCAAAGGATGGTCAGGTCTTAAGTATCGATACCTAGAAGAGCTTCTTTTGGTAGATATAGGAGATCTTGATCCTGACGATGAATTGCCTTTTACTCAAGAAAATGGAGAGTTGCTTATGAAAAACGCAAACTCTTTTGATACTTGGGTAACTGAAACAGTGGGTGAGCTGGAAAATTTTACGGAGCGCAAGTAGCAGAAATAGTAAAGCTGCTTGAGCGCTTTGTAAAAGAATCCGGACAAAAAGTAGATGTTGATAAATATCTTCTACTGTGTGAACAATTAGGACAAGAGCCAGATCCGAGTAAAATGCCACTGGAGGCTTCTGCATTTCCGCAAGAAGTTCAGGTGGCATTTTTTATGTTTGACCTTTTACCAGATCGCTGGGATGGAAACTCAGGCTTATATATGGGTAAAGACTGGAGTGCAGCAAATTTTTTGTTTGATTTATATGGTTTTGATGAAAAAACAGACATTGTTTACTTTATGAAAATTTATGAAAATTTAGTAATTAATGATAGGGCTGAACAAACAGAAAGAAAAAGAAAGGCCGCAGAGCGGAAAGCAAAGAGTAACTAATGGCTAAGAAGAAACAAGTATTTATTGAGGTAATAGTAGACGATAAAGGTACTACTCAAAGACTTGCTGTCGACGCTAATAAATTAGAGAAGGCTCTTGTAGGTCAAAACAAGCAAACAAAAGATGCAGATCGCGCCTTGCGTGGTGCTGCAAGCATGTCCTCTAATACTACTAAAAACTTTAGTAAGATGACACAAGGCATTAACGGTGGAATCGTACCTGCTTATGCCGAACTAGCTGCTCGTGTTTTTGCTGTTACTGCTGCCTTCCGTTTCTTACAGGAAGCAGCAGATACTCGTAATCTTATTGCAGGCCAGCAACAGTTTGGCGCTTTGATGGGCACAAACTACTCTGCAATAACAAAATCTTTACAAGAAGCTACAAACGGGCAGCTACGCTTTACAGAAGCGGCACAGGCCACCGCTATTGGTACAGCTGCTGGTTTAACTGGTAATCAACTTGAGCGTCTTGCAACTGTTGCAAAGAATGCTTCCTTTGCTTTAGGAAGAGATTTAACAGATTCATTTAATCGTTTGATTCGTGGTACTACAAAAGCGGAACCCGAACTATTAGATGAACTTGGTATTATTCTACGCCTTGATCCTGCTACAAAAGCATATGCTGCAGCCACAGGTAGAGCTGCAAACGAGTTAACTGCTTTTGAGAGAACTCAAGCTGTTACTAATTTTGTACTTGAAGAAGGTGAAAGGAAGTTTGCAGCTATTGGCAAGGTAATGAATGAAGATGCAACTGCTGTTGCTGAGTTTGGAAAAGCTTTCGATGACATTGTTAATACTATAAAAGTTGGCTTAGTAAATGGACTAACTCCTGTTTTACAATTTTTATCAAATAATGTAACTTCTTTAGTCTCTCTTTTTGGTCTTTTAGCCCTTCCTCTTGTTCGCTCGGTTCTTCCTACTCTAGATGCTTTTGGACAAGCTGCAAAAAGTGCAGGAGACCGTGCAACTGCGTTTGCCGATAAAACTCAAGCTAAGTTTGATGAGTTAACTAAACAAACTCGTGTTCTTGGTAAAGACATGGACGAAGTTGGTAAAAGTTCCACAGATTTAGCAAAAGGTGCAGGAGTAAAACAAGGACAGACAAAAGGCACGGGTATGTCTTTTTTATCAGGAGAAGATCCTAGTAAAAGAGCACAAACTAATGCTGATAAAATTCTTAAAGGTGCTGAGAAACAAATTATTAATGGTAAAAAGGTTACAACCGGAAAGCTAAAAGGATTTAATGCTCAAGAGGTAAAAGATCTTCGCCTATCATATGAGCAAAGAGCTCAAGTTGTAAAGAAGTTTGAAAAAACAACTCGATTGAGCATGAAAGGCATTGAGCTATCCGCAAAGCAAGCTGCTGCAGGTACAAGTGTAGCCTTTACTAGGGCATTTTCTGGCCTAGCTGCGGGTGCAAAAAGATTAGCAGGTGGAGTAGATCTTTTATTCAAAGCAGCAGGTATAGCAGGAGCTGTTCTACTTTTTATTGATTTAGGAAAGATGGCAAAGGATGCTCTTTTTCCAATTCCTTCGGCTGCAAGAAGGGCTAACGAAGAAGTAGAGGGTCTTTCTGAAAAAACAGCAGAACTTGGAGATCATTTAGCAAAAGTAAATGAAATTAGAGCAGATCGTACTCTTCAAAATTTAGAAGAAAAAACAATTCAGTTTGGAAACGCAATAAAGGAAGCCAATGTTGCTAATCCTGGCGGCTTGATTGATCAGATCAATAGCTTAGACGCAAAGAAAGGCACAGAAGGTTTTGGAAAGTATAGAGAAAATTTACTTGAAACTACATCACAGCTAGCAAAGTTGGATAGTAGATTTGCTCCATTAAATCAAGCAATTCTTGACAATAAGAAAATAACTGAAGAAGATGCAAAGGCAATTCTTGCACTAAATGAAAATGCACAAAAAAGTGCAAATGCTTTACAGCAGATTACTGAAGCAAGAAAAGCAGCAGACCAAGCTCTTCAATCTACAATTAATTCAATTGCACAAGCTCCTTTTCAAAATCTTGTTTCTGCTTTTGCAGAAGTTGCAAAACTAGAGACAGAATATCAAGTTACTTTTGATAAGGAAAAATTTGCGGAAGATCGAGCAGCCCTTCAAAAAGAGATAGAAAAGTTTGATAAAGGAACTCAAGCTGTTACAATAAAAACTCGTCGTGGTACTACTGTTAAAACGGGGAGAGTCGAGCAAAGTGCAGAGGATATAGCAAGAGTAGAGGCACTCGAGGCTCAAGCGGCTGCAGAAGATGCCGCAGTAAAAGCAAAAGAAAAAGCAGCAGACATAGCAGTACTAAATGCAAATGCAGCCCTTGAAGCACAAAAAGAGGCTTTAGACTTAGAAGATAACATTCTTGATCGAAAGAAAACAATTTCAAAAGTTGATAAGGTGTCCCAATCTTTTGCCGCCCAACGAGAAAGAGCAGCAATTGGTGTTTTAAACGCTGAAACTGCTGTTGATAAAGCAAAACAACAAGTTTTACAATCAGAGTTAGCTTTAGACGTTCTTAGAAATAACGAAGTTGCTGAGACTGATCAGAGAGTAATAAATGCAAATAGAGCTTTAACTTTAGCAGAACAAAATGTAGAAGTAGAGGAAAATAATTTAAGAAATGCAGAAAAGAAAAATGCAGTTGATCAAATAGGCATTGATATTGCAGAAAGACGTTTACAAATACAAAAAGATATAAACGCTGCACAAAACGCACTTGCAAGAGCAAGAATAGCACAAGAAAGAGCTACAACTGCCGGAGCGGGTACTGTAGGCAAGAGTCTTGCTGATATTGGCACTGAAAAACAAGAGGGAAGAGAAAATAATATAATTGCTCAAAGAAAAATTATAAATGATCAAATTCTTCAAGCAGAGGAAAAGAGAGCAAAACTAAATGCAACAACAAATGCTACACGTATTGTAGCTCTTGATCAAGAAATAGAAGGTTTAAGAATTAAAGGTGAGCAGTTAGATAGAAATCTTGAAAAAGAACAAACCGCTGTTCTTATAGAGCTTGAAAAAGGAAGATTACGTTCACTAGACCTTGCAGATCAAATGCAAACATTCTCGTTTTCTACTGCTCACGAAGCGGCTGCTCGTAGAATTTTAGAGCTAGAAAATGCAGGCCACACTGTTTCAGCAGCACAAAAAGAAGAGTTTCTTGCACAAAATATTGCATTAGAAGAGCAAGAAACAATACTTAAAGGCATGGAAAATCTAAGGTCTACTGTAGAGTCCAGTATGAATAGTGCTTTTATGTCAATTGTAGATGGATCAAAGTCTGCGAAAGAGGCTTTTGCTGATATGGCCAAATCTATACTTGCAGCTATTGCAAAAATGATTATTGAGTTACTTGTAATGAAAGCTATACAAGCAACAATTTCTCTTTTTAGTGGAGGAGCTCCTATTCCTGCAGGTCGAAATGGTATGATAGCAGAAGCTGTGCCAGCTAGACGAGGCGGTATTCTTCAAAGCTATTCAACAGGCGGTATTGCAAGAGGCAGACAAGCCGGATATCCTGCTATACTACACGGTACAGAAGCTGTTGTTCCTTTGCCCAACAAGAAAGAAATTCCAGTTGACATAAGAGGCGGCACAGGAGATGTTAATAATATTAGCATTACTGTCAATAGTGACGGAACAACTAGACAAGATGGTTCAAACTCTTCAGAACAATCAAAGCAGTTAGGAAGAGCGATATCAGCTGCTGTTCAAGATGAACTACACAAGCAGAAGAGACCTGGTGGTATACTGAGTCCGTTTGGAGCAGCATAATGGCTATAGGATTTGCAGACTTAAACTCAGTTCAAAGAACTCCAGATAAAACTCTTACTCGAAGTAATAAACCTCGAGTAATAAAAATTCAATTTGGAGATGGCTATGAGCAACGAGTACAGGAAGGTATAAATAATATTACTCAACAGTTTACTGTTACTTTTTCAAATAGGCCAAAGGCAGATATTGATGATATAATGGCTTTTTTTGATAACAAAGCAGGTACAACTGCTTTTAATTTTACTTACCCTGATACTAATGCTTCAGGATCTGAAAAGACTGTAAAAGTTGTTTGTGAAGACTATACACAGTCTTATACGTATGATGATTTTTATACTTGTAATGCAACCTTTAGAAGAGTGTACGAAGCATGACACAAATAAATAAAGAACTTCAGAAACAAGATCCAGGTTCAGCTTTAGTTGAGCTTTATGTTCTTGAATATACTTCAAATACTTTTGCTTACTTTTTTGCAGGATTAGATGAAGATTTAAATGCTATTCAATTTAGAGACGAGGATGGCACTATAAGAACTTATGCAGCCTTGCCTATGTTTTCAGAGGATATTTCTGTGAAAAGTGACGGATCTATGTCAAGACCAGAGCTTTCTATAGGTAATGTAGGAAATACTCTTACAAATGCAATTGGTGGGATAGACTATGAAGATTTAATAGGCCAAAGAATAACAAAACGGAGTACCCTTGTAAAATACTTAGTCGGAGAGGCAGGTGACGCAACTCCTCCCTTAGAGTTTCCAAAGCAAACCTATGTAATTGATAGAATAAAAGAGCGAAATATTATATCTATTACTTTTGAACTTGCTTCTCCTTTTGATGTTGCAGGAATAACTCTACCTCGCAGAAATATTATTGGTGGAAGCTGTCCTTTTAGGTATAGAGAGGCTGCTGGTTCTGTTTCAGCCGCAAACAGGTGCGGTGGATGTAACTGGGGACAAAAAACTGGATTTAGTGTTACAAGCGCACAGACAAGCGAAAGTAATAGTGTTTATATGAATCGTTATGATGAGTATATAGTTCCTTCTTCAATTAGTTTTACTACATTTACAGCAGGATCTACAAGTGCAACAAAAGGTAACTACTATCTTACTGTAAGTAATGTGCCCCGTCTTAATACAAATGGCACAATATCGAATGCAAATGCAAATAATTACTGGCAAGCAGTAGTAAATACCTCTGCTACTCCTTCTGATACTAGCACTAGTTGGAAAAGAGTAAGAGTATTTGGAACAACTTTATCTTCCACTTACTATGCTTATAGTGATACAAAAAGAAATGAATATATCCTTAGACAGGGAAATCTTTGGCAAGCCCTTAAAACTAGATCAAATCCTTCAGTCTCTGAAATAAAAGAAGGAGTTAATTGGACAGAAGGAGATATATGCGGGAAGAAAATAAAATCTTGCCGACTAAGATTTCATTCTTTGCCTCATCCAACCGTTTCCAACGGAGTAGCAATAGAGACAGATAAAAAAGTAATATTACCTTTCGGGGGCTTTCCAAATGTTAGACAGAAACGATAAGATAATAATAAATGATTTATTTGATGATTATCCAGAAGAGGGATGCGGACTTTTACTTAACAAGAGAGGCAAGATTGTCTGGAAAAAATGTGAAAATATAGCAGAGGATAAGTTACATACTTTTAAAATTTCTCCAGACGAATATGTAAAAGCAAGGCTGTCCGGAGATATTTATGCAATAGTTCATAGCCACCCAGATTCTTCATGCGAAGCAAGTGAATCAGATAAAAAAGCAAGCGATCATTTAGGTATACCGTATATTATATACTCACTACCAGAAGCAGAAAAATATACTTATACGCCAAAAAAGTTAGAAAATACTCTGCTAGGAAGAGAATATGAGTTTGGAAAGAATGATTGTTGGTCTTTAGTAAGAGACTACTATAGACAGAATCTTTCAATAGAACTTCCTATGTTGGAGTTTCAAGAGCTTTGGTGGGAAGAGGGACTAAACTATTTTGATGACTTATATGAGTCTTTTGGATTTGTAAAAGTCGAAGAGCCACAAAAACATGATGGTATAGTTTTTAACATTATGTCCTCAGTAGGAAATCACTGTGGAGTTTATCTGGATGATGGAGTCTTTTTACACCATGCCAGACATCGTTTATCCTGTAGAGAGTCCATATATGGAGTTTGGGGTAAAGCAATTAGAGGGTATTATAGATGCAAACAGTTTATTTAGAGGGTAACTTAGCAAAGTTTGGGGATAAGTGGGAAACCTCTTGTAATAATGTGGGAGAAATACTTAGACTTATAGAATGTCAGACGTCAGGGTTTAGAAAACATTTAATAGACGCACATGAAGCAGGTATAGAGTTTCAAATAAAACGAGGCAAAGATATACTTAGCGAAGAGGAGCTACTACTAACTTTACATGATGATGATATTGTCATAACAGAATTACCTGCAGGAGCAGATGGAGTAGGAAAGCTTTTAGCAGCGGTTGTTTTAGTAGTTTTAGCATTTACTGTGGGAGGTTTAACCTTTGGGGCAGGATTTACTGCTAGTTTAGCAGGAAATGTATTAGGAGCAACACTTTTACTTGCTGGTACAAGTCTTGCGATGATGGGAATATCAGAAATGATGATGCCAGACCCTTCTGTAGATGGTACCGATAATAATAAAAATTATTTATTTAGCGGACCCGCAAATACTGTTGCACAAGGACAAGCAGTACCTTTAGCCTATGGAGAACTAATAGTTGGTGGCGCTCCCATTTCACTATCTTACTCGCGCACTCCAATCACTGTTGACGGCGGAGAAGTAGGGGGAACAACGGGTACAACTGTTGCACCAAAAGAGAAAGTAAATACCCTTGCATCAGATAATGTTAATACAAAACCTACACCAGCAAGACCTGTAATGATACCAGGAATAGATATATTTTTTACTGATGAGGAAGCCCGTCAAATTCGTCTCACATTTCAGGGACATTTTGGAATATCATAGGAGTTAAATTATGGGAGGTTTTGCACCAAAAAGTGAGTCGGATTATGAAAATGAGCAGCAGCAAGCAGCTCTTGCTGCAGCTGCGCCTAGTACTCCTACAACTGAAAAACAGTATGGTGTAGCTACTGATATAATTTCTGCAGGTGAAATTCAAGGTCTTGTTGGAGGGCTTTCCGGAGTATACCTAAATGGTACTTCAATTATTGATGAACAGAGTTATGATACTCTTACTACAAAAACAGGAACTGCTACTGTAAGCGGAACAAGTGTTACAAATGCTGGTGGAAATGCTTCGGGTGAAGGTCTTTTTAGTGGAGTTGATTTATCTATTGGGGATAGATACTTATTAGTTTTTTCTGCAGGCCCTACAGGTAACTTAAATACTCTACCTGGGTTTAGTGGAAATTTTGCAGCTAAAAGAGGCTCAAGTATTCTTTACCTTCCTAATAGCGTTACAGTTCCAACAAATATAGAAAATAAACCCGGTACTACTGAAAAAGCAGATGCTGATGACTATGTAGTCGGACGAATACGTGTTCCTGGTGCAGGTGTTGATGGAGATGTATATACAGGAATTATAGTAGGACAAGGCACACATCCAAGTTACGGTAAATGGGTAAGAGTTAACCCTCCCATAAGCACAGATGTTTCTTCTTCTGGAACAAAAACGTTTTTCTTTGATACTGTGCATCAAGTTAGTTCAATTACTAATGCGAACACAGCAACTCTTGCTACCGCAGTTGAAAGAAATAGAACGGCACAACCTGTTATACTATCAGAAGCTATTGTTAAGTACGGAGACACAAATCAAAGTCTTGCCTATGATAATGCTTATGCTTATTTAAAAAGAGGAACTCGATATCAAACGCCCATTATTAAAACAAGTGCATATGGAAGCCCTGGTAGCTCATTTGTAATTGGCCCCCAAACAGAGCTTACATGGTATTCCGGTACAGGAAGTGTTCGTGTAGGAGGAAGTGCAAGCGCTACATTTATAACTCCAACTCAATTTTCTTTTTCAGAGGGATCTAAAGAAGAAATAGACTATTTAAATATAGCTATGGAATTTCCTAGTGGTCTCTTGTATAAGCAGCCAAATGGAAAAGATGGACCTGCCGGAGCAGAGTTTCAAATAATTCTAAACTATAAGAATGACTCTACAGATTCTGACTTTACAAAAGTTTTAATACATGGTAATAATTACGGTGGGTCTGAGTTTATCAATGGCCTGCATCAAGCTAGCGATTCATTAAATACAAAATCAAGCACATATAGCTGGATAATCGGTAATGGAACTAGTGTTGAGTACCATGATCAGATAGTAAATTATTTTCAAGGCTCTTTAGGTGTAGGTAGAAGGGGCACAGGAACAATTGTTCGACAAAATACGTCTGGAGGCTTTATACAAGAGTTTCGTATTAATCTGGAAAGATTTCAGCCGTTATTTGACTGGAGAATTGAAATAAGAAGACTAAGTCCTGATGCTTCTTCAGATTATAGTAATTTTTCAGATGGAGATGGTAGACCGCAGTATCAAGGCAGAGCCGTAATAAAGACGGTAGAGGCAGGAATAAATGATAAGTTTTCTTATCCTACAACAGCGCATGCTTCTGTTTCTTTTGCTGCAGAAGACTTTCCTCAGCCTCCTTCTCGTTCTTACCATATTTTAGGAAGAAAAGTAAAAGTTCCTTCAAATTATTTTACACGAGAAGAATTAGGTTCTTTTACATCAAGTTATACTCGTAATCAGAGCACTGGAGCAAATACAAGTTCTTACCAAGCGTGGAATGGGACTTTTAGAGGAGATCCAGCTGCTTCTTCTGTTGCAAATAGAGCAAAAGTCTATACAAATAATCCTGCCTGGGTTTTTTATGATATTCTTACAGATAAAGAAAATGGTTTAGGAGACTTTGTACAAGAAGCAGATATAGATAAATTTTCTTTATATCAAATAGCAAGATACTGCGACGAGCTTGTTCCAGATGGCAAAGGAGGACAAGAGCCTCGATTCACTTGTAATACTTATATTCCAAATGCTACAGAAGCATATAAAGTTGTAAAAGATTTAGCTAGTGTATTTAGAGGAATGCTCTATTGGATAAATGGAGAGGGGTACACCGTACAGGATAGTCCAAAAGAGCCTGTTTATACTTTTACTACCAGTAATGTTGAAAATGGTATTTTCAGCTATACTTACACAGGAGACAAGGCGCGCCCAAATCAATTTAATGTTACTTGGAATGATCCAGAAGAGTTTTATAAAAAAACAGTCCTAACTGTAGAAGATATTGCAAATATAAAAAAGACAGGACGAGTACTTGCTCGTAATATTGTTGCATATGGTTGTACTTCGGAAGGTCAAGCAAGGCGACTTGCAGATTTTCATTTAAAATCAACTAGCTTAGAAACTGAAGTAGTTAGTTTTAAAACTGGCTTTAATGCAGTATTTTTACGTCCTGGTGACATTATAAATGTACAGGATAAAAGACAGCATAGTCTTGAAACTAGTGGTCGTGTAAGCACTGGCTCTACCACAACATCTATTAATTTAGATAGAATTGTTACTTTTCCTGGAGGAAGTGCGGGTACTGGGTGTAATTTATACTTAATATTTACAGAACCAGGAGTATATTTAGCACAAGCATCTGCTACTATAAATGGTCAAAGCTATAGCCGTGGTGGGTTGCTTTTAGAAGATGCTAGTGGTAATGCTTTGGCTACACAGGCACAGGCAGCTAATCTAATTGATGACTCTGGTAACTCAGTTTTAACTCAGTTTTCTGAAAATTCAAGAGTAGAAATAAAAGAAATAACAAATACAGGAACTTCTGCAAGCACTATTACTGTTTCTGGAGGATTTTCTACTGCTCCTCAACAAGATACCATCTGGGCAATTAGTAGAGAGGATGATGTAAATACTGATGAGCTTCAGGAGTATAGAATAATTGGTATGACAAAAGAGGAAGATGGTATCTCTTTCTCTGCTTCAAAGTATGCAAAAGAAAAGTATGATGAAATAGACGAAGATGTTCCTGTAGAAACAACTGATTACCAAATTTTACCTCCAAAAGACCAAAAGGTTCCTGCACCTTCCGTAGTTCTAATAGAACAGGTTACTACTAGCTCAACAGTAGACGGTGGAGTGGGCACAGGAGTTACAGCTCAAATTAACTGGAGCACTCCAGTAGAAACTTTTACGGATACAGCTGGAAATACTTCTTCTATAACATACAGATTTCTATCTCATTTTGAAGTTCATCATAATATGAGTTTTGCAGGTAGAAGCAATAAGTTTGTAAAAATAAATAATATTCCGGGCTCTGCTACAACTCATGAAGTTACAAATGTAAGTTCGGGAGTTTATACTGTAAAAGTACGTGCGGTTAATAGTAGAGGTGCAAAATCAGCTTGGAAGGAAGTAACTCAAAAAATATCTTCTTCTCCGCCTTCTTTAAATAGAATAGGCAGAATTGTTCGTGGAGGTAGCTTAACATCTAGCCCAACAATAAATACATCAACAGGTTTAGTCAATGTAATTGTAGGGTCTTTTGAGTATACTTTTATTACAGCTGGAGGTACAGAAGTACGATATAATTCTCCTACTGCTGCCCAAAGAGAGCAAGCTTTTTCTGGTTTATCGGTTGGACAAAGAGGTTACTTATATTTAGATGCTTCTGACACTGCAGATCCATGGAAAGCAGTAGTAATTGCAACAGATACTGTACAAACAGATATAAATGGAAATAAATCAAACACAGAGTACTTTCAGGAAACAGGCGCTGCAAATCTTGGTTTAACAACTATTAGTGGTACCGTAACCGCTACCGCAGGTAGTAATACAGTTACAGGAAGTGGTACTTCTTTTCTCTCTGATTTTTATCCTGATTCTATAATTCTTGTAACTACAAACAATACTAATAACTATGTTGCAGCTTCTGAATATAGACAAGTTGTATCTATTGAAAGTAATACAAGTCTTACTGTAAGAAATGCATTTACTAGAACCATGAGCGGTCAGTATGCACGAAAGCAGACTTTGCCTGTATCTCCTGCACGAGACGCTTTGCTTGCTGAAGTAAATAGAACTGGTTCTAGTGCATATAATGCTTCATTCTTT